CTAGGAAATAGTTATTTAGTACAAGTCCTAGATATAAAATATAAAGCCAGTAATTTCAAAGGCTTCATTCAAATAAATTTCTTTTATTATTCTATGCCAAAATTCTTGTTTTCCTTTTTGATCTAGTTGTTCGTAAAGGACTTTCCAATTTGAAGGTATCTGCTTTTTAAATTCTTCAATTTTTACAATCTTGTTATTTGATAATTCTTCACTTATTAAATTTATTTTCCCAGACAATATACTGTATTTCTTTTCGTATTCTGGGATATCAATTCTTCCTTTTTCAAAAAGGTAATTCAGTCTTTCACGCTCCCCTATTGCATCATTAAGTTTCTTATTCAAATTGCGCTTTGGTTTACCTGCTTCTTTTTTCACATCAAATTCAAGATTTTTTAATGCTGCATCAAGATTTTCAAGAAGATATTTTTCTGTTTTTGTTTCTGATACTAATTTTGTTTTGTGCAATTTCTCATTTCCACCGAACCAGCATCTTTGATATTGCCGGTGCTTTTTGGTCTTCCTGTCTATGCTGTAAAAACTTGCCATTTTCCTGCCACATATAGGACAGCGGAATAACCCACTGAATAAATATATATGACCGGACGGAGCATATTTTATCTGATTGATACTTCTTATTTCTTCCATTTGGTCTTTAGTGAAATAAGGCTCACAGAAATGGTCATTCTCCCTTACTTTACCAATATATAAATCTGACTTTATCATTGAGTCTAATTTGTGACGTGTGAAGTCTGGAATTAAATTTTCACGTACCCATAAAACAGTGCCGCGCTTGCTTTTGGTTGCTAATAAATAATCAAATATAGCCCTTGTCTGTTCCTCATTATCATGTACGACTTTCTTTACACCGTCTATTTTCTCTATTTTGAATCCTATAGGCACTCTGCCAGTGTAAGCTTTCCCTTCACGGATTTTATAAGCTGCGGTGTCTTTGTATCGCTCAGATATAACCGCCCATTCTAATTCTGCCATGTTTGCCATCTGGTACATGAAGTTCTTTCCGTATGGCGTGGAAGTATCGATCTGCTGGCTTACTGATATCAAGTTACATCCTGCGCTTTCCATGTCGTGATAAAGGTTACAGAAATCTCTCATATTTCTTGCTATACGATCGTATCTCATAATAACAACTGCATTGATTCTTCCAGCCCTGACATCATCCATCATGCGCTGAAAGTCCTTTCTTTTTGCCGTGCTGTGCCCTGTGATCGCATAATCTCCAGAATAAACGATTATATTTGCATCAGGGTAAGTTTTATTAATGTACTTTCTACAATCGTCTATTTGCTGTTCCATTGATTCTGAATTATCATCTTTTTTCGATTTCCTTGGATAAATTGCTATGTTCATTTTTAACTCCCTTAAAAAACCCCTCATATTAATAGAGGGGCATAATTTTTATACATAATATGGATTTGGCTTCAATATAATTAATATAAGGTCAATTACAACTCCGACACCAAATAAACCGAAAGTTAATAAATATAAAATTCCAAATAAAATTTTCCCTTCATAGAATTTATGAACTCCAAACCATCCTAAAAACAAGCACAAAAAGAATGAAACCCACTTGTTTTTTGCTTTTGGTGCTTTCGAATAAACAGGAGCTGCAGAACTAGAAGAAGAATTAGCACTATTATTGATAATTATACTTTCAGGGGTTGAATTCTTAATATCCTCAACTTGTTTTCCACACTTAGGGCATACTACGCAATCAATATCAATCTTCTCTCCACAATGCTTACAGAATTTTGTGTTTTGTTCCATACGTTTATACCTTTCCTTTCTTTTGATATCATCATTATAAAGCAAAATGATTATAAAACAATACATTTTTGTCATTATTTTATGACATTTTTTTGCAAAATGAAAGTTTAGGATAAAAAACAAATGGATGCGTTATTGACTTTTCGAACATACGTTCGTATACTTTATGTATCAAATAGAAAGGTGGTATTGGATATGGGAGAGCTTAAAGAGAAAATAATAGAATTAATAGAGAAGTGCATGGACGAGGATGATCTCCGAACCATATATGCATTTATAAAGAGGTTTTTGAGATAAAAGAAAAAGACAAGGGTTTGCGCATTGCCCTTGTCTTTCTTTTTACTTCTTCACAAACATTTCTGCCATCTTCTGGATTGTGTTCCATTCGTCTTCATCCAGTTGTGATATAGCGGTTATGAATTTGTACCGCTGGTCGTCTTCCCCGGCTTTCAGAACATCTGCAAGAAATTCAGCTATCTTTTCATTCTCTGTCTTTTGAATGAACATTTCGCCTTTTCCGGTCTCGAGCCATTCCTTATTAACATCAAACAATCGACAAATAAGTTTGATCGACTGGGTTGATAGATTTCTTTGACCAGTTTCTACTAAAGATATGAAATTTTTAGTTAAACCAATTTCTTTAGCAAACTTTTCTTGTGACATTCCAAGCGATTTTCTCAACTGTTTTATTTGCTCATCCACTTATTATCACCTCCCACTAGTATAATAATACAAAAATCACACAATGTCAAACAAAAATATTAAAAAATGTTTGACAATACAAACTACGTATGATATTATAATCACACAAGGTAATACAAACACGAAAGGAAGTGAGCAGATGAACGAAGAAAAGGAAAAGGCCCTTGCAAGATTAGCTGAAACAGTATCACAGCTGGACAAAGTGAGCTTCAACTACATTCTCGGTGTTGCGGATGGTATGGCAATCTCAAAGAAACAGTCGGAACTTGACAAGCAGATTGCCATGTGTGGGAGCGTTAAATAATGAGAAAGGAGATTCCTATGAACAAAGCAGACATGGAAATTACACCAGAGAGGAAAGCCAAGATTATGGACATTCTGTTAGAGATTTACGAAAGACAGGAAGGAATTAAGCTTGTGGTTAAGGACAAGGCATCATGAATAAACAGTGTGTATATGGTGTAGCAACAGGTCAGACGGTATCAGACACACATATCTGATATTCCGACCGAAATTAGATTCATTTTTGAAAGAGAGTAGAAAGAAAAATGTGCGGATTTAAAAGCGGATTGATATTGAAAAATCGTTGTGTAATAGCAGAGGGATCAAACGACAGCCACAGTGATTTGCTGGAAAGCCTTGGAATTGAGGACAACATAGAAAATGCAATGCGTGTTTTCGTGAGAGTGGAACTTTTACCACCTAACGAAGAGTGGTGGACAGATCCAGACACTTGGAAAGAAAACGTGGATCAGGACATTCTGCCAGAATGGTTCGAGAACGACAAGGATAGATATTTTGATGAGTTTAGAAAAGCTGTCAAGGACTGGTGGAAAGAACACGTCAGAATTGATGAAGAAATCGAGGAACTGAGCAGTGGATATTACAGGTTGAAACGATGCAAAGTCAAAAATATGCTAAAAGACGTGAAAGCGATGATGGACAACTCCACGGTGCAGAATATGTGGGGCAACTCCACGGTGCAGGATATGATGGACAACTCCACGGTGCAGGATATGAGGGGCAACTCCACGGTGCAGAATATGTGGGGCAACTCCACGGTGAAGAATATGTGGGGCAACTCCACGGTGCAGAATATGTGGGGCAACTCCACGGTGCAGGATATGAGGGACAACTCCACGGTGCAGGATATGAGGGGCAACTCCATCTCCAGAGACAGCGGAAATAAAAAAATAAAAATTTCCAGCGAATGTGATTACGAGATCGTAAAAGAGGAAAACAAAAAATCATGAAAAATGTGGCAAAAGTTTTTATAGCGGTAGGGCTTGGAATCCTGTTTCTTGGTGGAATGCTCGATGCGGATGGAATGTATTATGTTTTTCTGCTGATTGCAATAGCTCTCGGTGCGGTGATTGCACTTATTGGAGTTGTGATCTTTGACGTGGAGAACCGCCGGGAAGAAAAGCGGAAAGCAGACTTTAACATGATCCGCCGGAAGGACAAGCTTGACGCTGATGTTGAGTTCCTTTGGGAATTTGAGGACAAAAAAATAGCACCCTAAATGTTTTGGCGAACTCAGGTGCTATTTAAACGTAGGAATACAAAAGTACTTCTGCGTTTATTATAACACGTAGTTAAATTTTTGGAAAGCGTGATTTTATGATTTACAGGAAATGCAGAATCTGTGGATGTAGTTTAGATCCCGGCGAAGGAAACATGTGTGAAGAATGCCGGGACGAACAGTACATGAATCAACAGCGTGAGAAAGCGGTCAGATGCATGGTTTTATCTACAGATTTTAGACAGATGGAAATGGAGGAATTTTTAAATGGCAGCGCCTAGTTTGACATGGAAGGATTTAGGAATACTCAAGGATGCACTGGCAGAATTTGAAAGAACACTGGAAGATTTAGGCATAGAAGCCGGTGAAGTCTCATGGCATACCGACGGAAGTATTCATGGTGAATTTGTGTATGGCACAAGGAAGCTGATTACCGACACAGACGATGATGGGGAGGGATTTTCTCACAGATATGAATGATTACATACCGGACAGCCTCGATATGCTCGAAGAGTACGAGAGGGACAGAGAACGCCGCCACAGATTATATGAGAAACAAGCCAGACGTGAAGAGATGGCAGATATTGAATCAGAGGAAGAGAGGATAAAAGAAAGATGGAAGAATTTGAAAATTTAATTGTGGAAAAACTTATGTCCACTGAAAGAGATGGAATGAAAGATTTGATTGCAGCCATGAAAAATGATGGATTTTTTACGGCTCCGTGTTCGGGCTCTAACCATTTGGCAAAAGAGGGCGGTTTAGCAGAACATAGTTGGAATGTCCTCGGAATCATGCAGGATATGTCATTTTTATTGGCGGAAGGATCGGAAGTTTTACCGGATGAAACACAGAATGCCATTATCATTTGTGCTTTGCTGCATGATCTTGGAAAGATGGGAGATTATGGAAAACCAAACTATGTACCTAATATGATCAAGAGCCGGAAAAAGGATGAAAATGGAGAATATCCATTGGTACAGTCAGAAGCAAAACCATATGAGACAAATAAAGATCTTCTGTATATTCCGCATGAAGTGAGAAGTATTGCGATTGCTGAAAGATTCATCAAGCTTACAGAGGAAGAAGAGCAGGCTATCCTTTGGCATAATGGACTGTATGGATCGTTTAAATATGATATTTCCGGTAAAGAAACGCCATTGTATCTGTTGTTACATTTTGCTGATATGTGGTCAAGCAGAATTGTGGAGGAGAAGTCATGAGTTTAAAAGAGAAACTGTTGTTTATACAGGTAAATTTGAAAGCTCCTAAAAATTTATACAACTCTTTTGGCAATTACAATTATCGTAATGCAGAAGGAATTTTAAATGCTGTCAAACCTTATCTCGACGATAATAAAGTATCTCTTACTTTATCAGATTGTATGGAGTGTATTGGAGATCGAATTTACGTAAAGGCAACAGCAACATTGCATGACTGTGAAAGTGAAGAATCCATAAGTGTTACTGCTTACGCAAGAGAGGCAGGAAGTAAAAAAGGTATGGATGATTCACAGATTACCGGGACAGCATCCAGTTATGCACGCAAATATTCCTTAAATGGTCTTTTCCTTTTGGATGATGAAAAGGATGCAGATTCAGATGAATATAAAAAACAGGTGGAAAGACAGACAGAGGAGCAGGCTTTCAATGAAAGAGTAGAAAAAGAAGGACATGAATTGGCATCACAGGCACAGAAAAATTGTATTTTCGCAATCTGCAAAAAACATGGTGTTGATGTCAAGGAGCTGTATTCATCAAATAATCTCGATGAAAAGAAATTAACAAAAAATGATGCAACGAATGTAATTAGAAGTCTGAAAAAGAAATATGGTGATGATTAATGCATGCACTTGTAAAGATTAACCAATACCGAGAGCGGAAAGACGGAACAGACTTGGTTGTATCTGTTCCAGATCTGAAGCTTGGGGACATGTTCCAAAGAAAGAAAATTAGAAATGCCGAGATCAGGTTTGATGATGGCAGGCACATATCAGCAGAGCAGAGAAAAAAAGCATATGCAACTATCAGAGACATTTCAGATTGGACAGGATATCTTCCAGAAGAAATGAAAGAGATATTGAAGTATCAGCATATGATGCGTACCGGTGATGCGTATTTCAGTCTTTCCAACTGTTCTATGGACACAGCGAGGGAATTTATCAACACGATACTGGAATTTGCTCTAGAGAACGGAATACCGCTTTCTGACAATGCAATAGAACGTACAGATGACATAGGAAGATATCTTTACTACTGCATGTTACACAAAAAATGTGCAATCTGCGGAAAAGATGGAGAGATTCATCATGAGGATGCAATCGGAATGGGTAATGACAGGACAAAAGTAGATGATTCCAGTTATAAAAAAATCTGTTTGTGCAGAGAACACCACACACTGGCACACAGCCTTGGAGTGATCCGGTTCAGAGAGATGTATAAGGTCTATGGAATTGTTGTAAAGGATTTATAGGGTTGAAACACCTTGCCAAATGGCAGAAAGAAACCTATTCATGCAGAAAATGATATATCACGAATTATTGGAAGCTGGTTATTATCTCCGGGGTTAGTCCCGGAGAAGAAAGGGGATTAATGAATACGATAAACGATATTCCCTATGGACACAAAGAGCCACTGGCTAGAATGTCCAACCCGGTAAAAGACAGAAAGTTTCGGAAAATGGTCGAGAGTGCGAACAATGAAGGTGACTGTATTATTAACGTTGGCAATGGTTATTACAGACCAGTTCCAGGTGATACGGTGGATGAGAAAGAACTTCAAGAATATCTTGCAAAAGATCTACATAGAGCTAGAGCGGTTCTAAAGAAGCGGCTCTCGATGAAAATGACATTTGAAAGGTGGCGTGAGATTGGAATACTTACTAATCATTCCAGGGAGACTGGATAATCTGAATGATTTTATCCGTGCGGATAAGGCAAGCAGATATAAAGGCGGAGAGATGAAAAAGCAGAATGAATCTATTGTTTCTGTGTACATTAGAAAGTGCCTGAGAGACGTAAATATCAATAAAAAAGTATTTATGGAATATCTGTGGGTGGAAAAGAATAAAAGGCGTGATTTGGACAATATATCGTCATTCGGCAGAAAAGTGATCCAGGATGCATTAGTTAACTGCCATGTATTAAAAAATGATGGCTGGGAGCAGATCTGTGGATTCTCTGATGAATTTCGTATAGATGCTGAAAATCCACGGATTGAAGTTCGGATTCTGGAGGTGGAAACTTGAACTATTTAGCTGAGATAAAAGCATTTTACGACAGGCTCGAACTAAACCCGCAGCCCAACACTGCAATCGCCTTATGGCATGCGTTAATGTCCATAGCGAATAAAGCAGGGTGGCCAGATACGTTTACGGTAGCCTCGTCAGTCCTTGGACTTCGGTCTGGATTAAATGCATCAGCGTTAAAGAGAGCGAGAAATAAGCTTGCTACAGATGGGTTCATCGAATGGAAATCGCGCGGTGGGAATCTTGCAGCACAATATAAAATAAATAGTCTTGTGGTTCAAAATTACAGTAAAAATGAACCACAAGATGAACCACAAAGTGAACTACAAATTGCACCACAGTTTGAACCACAAAGTGAACCTATTAATAAACAAAGACATAAACATAAACAAAATACACCCCCTATATCCCCCTTGGAAAAATTCGGAGAGTTTGCAGCAGCCTATCCGAAACGGTGCACTGGCTGTCTTGTTGAAACAGAATACTGCAATGCGGTACTGGCTGGTGTACCGGAAGATGATCTGGTATTGGCCGCACAGAATTATGCAGATATATGCAGACGGGAGAAAACAGCAGAGCGGTATATTAAAAAGCCGGAGAACTTTTTACGAGAGAACTTGTTTATGCAGTACCTGAAAGGAGAGAACGATGGATCAGTTGGAAGAGATACTGGAACGCATGAAAAATCACTCAACGAACTCATGCAGGAACGCGGAGACACCGGAGACTTCCAAGGATTCTGATGTGTGTCCGATTTGCGAAGGCCGGGAGTGGATCTTGAAAATAAAAGACGGAGTTGAAATAGCAGTACCGTGTAAATGCCGTGAGAAAGCGGTCATGTCAAGGCGGTTGCGATTCGCAGATATACCGGAGGCATTCCGTGGGATGGATCTGAGATTGTTTCGGATGGATGTGTACAGAAAGCAGGAAAGTAAAAAGATGGTGTCAGATGCTTGTAAAATCATAAAAACCTATCTGGATGATTTTGAGAGCCAGAAGGAAAGAGGCATGGGACTGTATATCTGGTCGAGGACAAAGGGAAGCGGTAAGACGAGGATTGCTGCCGGGATTGCAAATGAACTGATGAAAAACTATGCAGTGAAATTTGCGGTGTCGCTGACTATCCTGCAAGAGATCAAGAATACATGGCAGAGAGATACAAAATACAGTGAGAATCAGCTTTTGGACGCGCTCTACACCACAGACATCCTTGTGATTGATGATTTCGGAGTGGAGAGACCAGCGGACTGGATCAACGATAAGATGTATCAGATCATCAATGAACGTTACATAAACCGGAAGGTAACGATTTTCACGAGTAATGATCCGCTGGACAAACTATCCTACGATGACCGGATCACGAACCGGATCAAGGAGCGGACATATCAGATCGCATTTCCAGAAGAATCAGTCAGGGATCATATCGCAGAGCGGATGCAGGAGGAAATCATTGAAAAGATGATGGCGGGTGGAAATATAAAATAAAAAATACAAGGAAGGTGAACGAATGCATAAAGTACAGCAGAGACAGAGGTTAATTCCGTCGAGTGTTTATAAGCAGGAATTAGCAAAATGCCAGTTAGGAGATAATGTCGCGAATCACATGGGATATATTTTTACAGCCATTTTGTATGACAAGTTTGATATGACGTTTAAGCAGGTCACGAATTTTTATAGCAAAACCGTTGAGCGTCGGAAATCTTGGCAGGACGATGATGACGAAACGGTAACGAGCGAGAGCATGATGGCATATTGCCGTAAAAAGAAAATTGATGTGGTCAAGTGGGTAAAATCAATCCCAATGTCAAAAAAATTGTATATGGCAGATATAAAAAATGGACGGGCAGTGCTTGGCGCAGATCGGAATATCGAGAGCGCGCTTGCCTCCACAATGTATCTGACAATTCCGACATTAAAAGATTCTTACCGTTTCTCAAATGCCAAAATCGAAGAATTTATGAATTGGGTTGCCTATTACATTGATTCCTATTGGCGCAAGCAGCCAAAGAGTAAGGAACACTATCTGACGGATGAGATTATTCGGAATCAGTTTATTGAGGATGAAAATTGGGATATTGTAACAGGAAAAGCGGCGAAATAAGGATTATTAACATGGGAGAAATGACAAAGACAAGCGTAAAATACTGCCGGAAATGTATTTACTCTTATAAACACAGTCAGACAGAAATCATGTGTGGATATTATTTGCAGACCAGATTAAGGCGTGGCTGTCCGGTAGGGATGTGCGATAAGTTTGAGAAGAAAGGCAGAAAGAGAAAGGTGAAGTTGAAATGACTGATGAAACCAAGCAGGAGATAGAAGTGGTACTGACGTTGTTAAAAAATACACTGGTAAGCAATGGTGTAAGCATAGCACTTGAAAAAAAAGACGATGGATGCATTTGTTTTTTTGATACCGCAGAGTATTGTCGCACCGGTAAATATAAAGGGGTATCTGTTAAAATAACGGATTTAGTGAGATAGGAGAAAAATAATGTATGGAGATTGAAAAGAGAATTTATCCAGCATATGCCTTTACTGAAAATGAGAGAGAAAAGTCAATCATGAACAGCACAATTTATAAAGAATTAAAGGAAAAATACAGAATTTCAAGATATAAAGTTGATAATCTTGATGATTATGACATTGTCTTAAATTGTACACCGGGTATGTATCATTCTGTTTATAAGGTTATTAAAAATAATACACAATTATCAGACTTAGAACTGGCATTAATTTGTGATGATGGAAGCCTTTGCTTTGGGTACAGCAGACATGGAAATGAGTTTTACATAAATGAGGATTAGATTTAGTGAGGTAGAAATATGATGGAATGTATGAAGAGCATGGCGAAGAAACCAAAGGGTGAACGTATTAAGGTTTCAGACTTAGAAATTATCGTAACAATGATGGATAAAGATCCGTATTATGAAATCAAGTACAAGAAAATTGGAGAGAATCATTATAATGTCGGCTACAGCTCATACAAGCTTGAAAATGTTTTAGCTTGGAGAAATGAATGCTTTGAAATTATGACATCACCACAGACCAATGCAGACCGGATCAGAAGCATGACGGATGAGGAGTTGGCAGAAATGCTGTCTACTGTGAGCCAGCATTGCGTAGTGTATTTATCAGACAAAATAAATTGCAGACATAGTAATTGTGATACAGGTTGCAAAAATAATATCAAGAAATGGTTGCAGAAAGAAATGGAGGAAGAGGATGAGTAGGGTATTGCCGATATTATTCAATACAGAAATGGTTCTGGCAATCCTAGACGGACGGAAGACTTGCACCCGGCGTATATGCAAAGATGCAAATGAGTATACCGTGCCGGATATGGATTTTTACAATGCTGACAGGCGGACTTATGCAGTACATAACTTTGTTGATAAGGAGCATACGGAACAGTTAAGTACGGCGGAGAGAACCTGTCCTATCTGTACGGGCGATATCCTGTATGTTCGTGAAACATGGAAAGAGGCACCGAAAGGATACTATTACTACGAAGATTGGCAGAAAGATGATATTGCCGATGTTACAAAGTGGAAACCATCCATCCACATGCCGAAAGAAGCCGCACGTATCTGGCTTAAGGTTACGGATATGAGGGTGGAGCGGTTGCAGGAAATCACATCGGAGCAGATTTGCAGAGAGGGTGTAGAGGTGGAATATCCTCATGTGTTGAATGGAGAAGAAAAAAGATATGCTTTTTCAAGACTCTGGGATTCTACCATCAAGAAGTCCGATCTTGACCGCTACGGTTGGAATGCCTCACCTTGGGTGTGGGTGATTGAATTTGAACGATGCGAGAAGCCGGAAGGAGTGTGAGAATATGAGTAAATTTGATTATGACTGTTTTTGCGGAGACGACGATTCACTTGGTTTCAATGCGAGTAAATACAACAAGGAAGAAGCTTTAAAAATTGGCGCGGAAGAATATGGGTGTAACGTAAACGAATTAACGGTAGAAGAAGCCTATATTTATTATGGTTTTGGAACTGATGAAGATGGAGAAACACGTACAACGTATTGGCTTTGCGATGTACCTAAAGGAAATAGCTTTGAAGCATGGAGAGTGTATAAAAAATAGGAGGTGGTGGTGATGTCTAAAGCAATATTGGTTATGGATATGCCAGAATCGTGCAGTAAGTGTAAATTCATGTACGAATTTCAAGGGATAAAAAAATGCCAGCTTATGAATGTGTTAAACAACGGTGCTTCGAAATTATCACAAAGCACATTCACACAGAAACGGCATGATCTGTGTCCGCTTCGGGAATTGCCGGAGAAAAATCCAAACAACCCAGAATTAAAACCGGGAGTATATTATACAGAAAAAGGATATGAAGTTTTTAAAAGCGGTTGGAATGCCTGCTTAGATGAAATTTTGAAGTAAATCGAAAGGAGTGAGAGGTTTGCTGGCCAGCGTGAAAGAGCTCTTTACTCCGAGAAAAAATGGAATCAGTAAAAGAAAGAATGGAGCGGATCGGAGCATATGAGAAGATAGCATCATTTATGCAGAAAGAAAAGCAGCCATATGAATATAAAAGAAAATATGCACAGATAAGAGCAGAAGAGTTCGCAAGTGAATGTGATGGAAGATTGCTCAACTACCATGTTTCGGTCGGTGGACTTGACAGTATAATCTTATACATGTTTTTACATGAGGTATGCGGAATTGATGCACCAGGAGTCAGTGCATCTACACTGGAAGACAAGAGCATACAGAGAGTACATAAGGCTCTTGGAATAATAAATGTACCGCCACTGAAAAGAGATGATGGCACATATTGGACAAAACCAAAGGTTATACAGGAATTTGGATTTCCGGTCATTTCAAAGGAAGTGGCTGCCAAGATAGAATTGTTACAAAATCCGTCAGAGAAAAATAAAACTGTCCGCCATGCGATTATTACTGGGGAGACTGGAGAATATGGCGGATGGCAGAAAAACTCTAAAATGCAGCTAAAACAGAGATGGTTAAAGCTGTTCGGTGGATATGAAAACGAAAATGAAGGGTGTGATTATCAGAAGCCAGATTTTCTCGTATCGTCCAAGTGTTGTTATTACCTTAAAGAGAAAAACTGTGATGACTGGGGAAAAGAGCATAACAGCGTGCCATATCTGGGACTGATGGCATCCGAAGGCGGCAGGCGTGCCAAGAGCTTGCGGATGAACGGATGTAATTATTTCGGAGCATCAACGATTAGATCAGCCCCATTTGCAATCTTCCATAGGCAGGACATTTTAAAACTCGCACTGGAAATGGACGAACTGTGGAAAATCGGACTGAAAGAAAAATATCATGAGAAACTTTTGAGAGAAGGAAAATTATCTGAAAGTTTTGAAATGCCAGACAGCATCATTCCAGAGATTTATGGAACTATTGAGAAAAAGCCAGACGGTACATTGTACACGACAAAGGCGCAGCGCACCGGATGCAGTATGTGTGGATTTGGGATTCACATGGAAAAGAGACCACATCGGTTTGATCTGTTGTATGAGAGCAATCCGAAAGAGTGGGATTATCTGATGTTCCATATGTGTAAAGACAAAGACGGTAATGATTATGGATGGGCGAAAGTGCTTGACTATATCGGTGTTGGATGGGATCCATCAACGATCGGTGGAAATTGCAAAGGACAAATGAATTTCGCGGACTTCCCGGAGGTACTGCCATGAAAGAAGAAACGCCAGAGAAAATAGTAAAATCATATTGCCAGCATATCCGTGAAGAAATATCGCAATGGAAGGATATAAACCAGAATGGATGTAATGATCCGTTCTGGTCCGATGGCTGCAACATGAATCTGACACGGAATCATATCATTTATTATCAACGTCTGATCGCAGAAATCTGTACCGAGAATCAGTTACCGTTGCCGGTAGAATACTATTTGTCAGTTCCGCCGGAGGTTGATAATTATTATATGGCAAATCTCAAGCAGAAAGAGAGAGTTAAGAGGATATTTTTCCAGAGGGAAATGCCAGAAAGAAAAAAATATATTTATGACGAGCAACAAATGAGCTTGTTTAGTCAGTTAAATTAGAATTTAACGGAGGTATCAGATATGAAGTACAGATTAACTACGCAGCATAATAAAAGTGATAGTGAGCAAAATGTAACAATTACAGAGTGTAAAGAAGATGTTAAACAGACATATTTAGATAGTTGCAGAAAAGACTATTTTACTTTATTAGAGCGGTGCAGATGCGGAGAATGGGAAAGAATTATGTTCCAACTCGAGCAAGGAAACGTAGAAAAAGAGCTGGACTATATTTTAGACAAATAAACGGAACTACATCCAAAATGGAAATAGCTGTAAATTAGAATTTAAGGGAGAATTTATATGAGTAAATTTGAAAAGCAAAAACAACCATGCTGTATATGTAAGGGACATAAAGCCAATGAACCATTTGAAATTAGAGATGATTTTGGTGTCTTATATAAAACATCGCATATCTCTAACTGTCCTTATTGTGGCAGATTTTTAACAGAAAATTATAGCTAAACTGAACTTTAACGGAGGTAAATGATGGAAGCAAAATATAGAGTATGGGATAAAGATAGAAAAGAATATCTATCGGCTGGCATGGTGTTTATAGGAATTCTGCCAAAAAGCAGACCGGTTAAAAGTGAAATCTATTTGGATATAATACAGGATCCGGATAGGTATAAGGAGAGATTCATTATTGAACAATGTGCAGGATTAAAGGACAAGAACGGAATCGATATATTCGAGGGAGATCTATTAAGAGCACATGGAAATCCAGCTGATATTTGCGTTGCTGAATATGGAGAATTTAATGTAATCAATGTAGAAACGCTGGAAGTTATTGATCGTGTCATTGGATGGAATACACACGTATTAAAAACAGATGCAATATCAGAATGCGAACCATTTTGTATGACAATGCCGCTCAATCAGGAATATATAAACAGATGTGAGTATGAGGTACTGGCAAAAACAATCCATGAAGTAAAAATGGAAAAAGTTAAAAACTGAACTTTAACGGAGGTATTGAAATCATGGATAAAACAACCTTGCAGTTTATAACTGTAATAAAAAACGGTGAAGTAAAACATATAGGAAAAAGCATTATCATACAGCCGGAAGTAAAGTTTGGCGGTGGCACGATAAAATGGTTTGACGACAAGCAGTTAGTGAAAAATAAAGGAGAGGAGACATGTTAAAAAGAGAATATAAAAGAAGAGAACCGACAAATGAGGAAAGAATATTTTTAAAGTCGAGAGGACTTATACCGGACAGCTGGCTAATATTGTACGAAAATAAAAGTGTATTAGTGGTTGTTAGTAGAAGGAGATCATACCGAAAAGTATTAAAAAAACCAAGAAAGAACCGGTAAAAAAATACATATCAAAGAACAATGATTAAATGAATAAAAATATAATAATGTTGCATGAATACGATAATATATTGTGTTTTTATGAACTGATATATGGTATAATGGTGTAAGAAACTTAGGTGTCACGCATAGGGAGATTATTAAAATGAGCAGAGAGGAAACGATAGAGACATGCACACGCATAGACAATTATCTGGGCGATAAAATAGCAGAATCAATTTTAAATAATATCTCGTATGACAAAATGGAAGCACGCTATGGGATTATGCCGATTTCTCGCACGCATTTTTACAGAAAAAAGAAAATGGCACTGAGGATGCTCAACAGCCGGAGATTGTACGAAGAAGAAAGCAATGGACAGCTACGCATAATACTTTGATTCACGCATAGACACACGCATATTATTTAAAATGCGCGCATAACGCACGCATGGCACGCATAGACAAGTTTTTCTCACGCATAGGATAAAATATAGCACGCACGCATAAAAATGTCTGTATTGAAAAAATATGCAAGGCAGAATATGGATATAAAAATAAAAATCCGCACACAAAAAAACCGCCGGAAGTGATCCGGCGGTAATCCTCTGCGGCGGTTGTCTAATTTCTTAAGATCTGACGTGCTGTATTAAATACATAAAGCCTGTTGTAGCTGTGATGCTTAAAATCTCCATTATTAGCGATCGTCCGCCCGGTGTTTTCATATTTCAATGATAAAACAATGAGATATTTTTCTAACAATTCATCCGGACATTTTAAGCATTCTATAGCGTTTTCAATCTCACTTTTTTTACTATTCCAGTGAATGCCGTCGATATGCACTCGCTTTTCTTCTTCTAGTTCTTTAAATTCTTTCATAAGTTCTGCTTTCGTCATAAAATCAACCATCCTTTCATTATGTGTGCTTGTCTCATCAGTGGCAAGGTTGCAACCCTACACCAGACCGCCGTCCGGCGGTTTCGACTTAAAGCGTTCTGTATACGCAACCAGTCCAGGATTTACAGGTTGTACCGGTGCAATCAGTGCCGCACTTTTTACAGTTAAAACACATCGTGTTTAAATCGCTGTAATAAATTTCGAACGCTTCCCGGCGATCTTCAGATCGCATTGCAAGAACTCTTTCAAATGCTCTTTTTACAGCCGGGAGAACACGAGCACCGTTTTTAATTGCTTTCGCAAGAACAACCATCTCTTCGGCTGTTTTATCGTAAATATGTGAAATGATGTTGTTAAATTCTTCATCTGAAATGTTAAGCTCTTTTAAATCCTCTTCATATGTTTTCATATTTTTTCCTTTCTGCCTGTCATCATCAGCGGATCAGCGGCACCCAATCCGGACGCCCTCGCGGGCGTTTCGACTATTTTCTTGAATAAAATTTTTTCGATGCATCGTTTGACCAGTTCGGCATAATGTTTTCAAAATCTGCACCATAGATAAATTTTAATGTTTCGCAGAATGTTTCATATCGAGCTTTTTCAGTGCTTTCAAAAATGCTTTTTTCAAATGAATCATTTTCCAAACAATCCATGTATAAATCTTTATAATATTCTTTACATTCGCTTAAATTTTTCATTTCGTTTTCCTCGCTTTCTGTTTTCCTGTTCCTTTGTTAATATTATAATACACTAAAAACAGTGTAATATCAATATACAAATACACCAAAATAAGTGTAAAAATATCAGCAATAATTGTGTATTTTTTTGGTGTAAAATTAATTGAAATAAAAATGTCTCAGGTATATAATAAATACGAAAGAGAGGTGTGCAGATGCTTACTTATAAAATTGACGTATTGGAAACGCTGAAAGAAAGCGGATATAACACGACACGGCTTAGAAAAGAGCAGATCGTAGGAGAAAGCGCAATCCAATCATTGAGAAAAGGCGAAATGGTAGGGATTAAAACGCTCGAAAAGATCTGCGATATACTGGACATGCAGCCGGGGAACATTATTAAATATGTAGAAAATGAGAAAAAATAAAATACTATAAAAATAATGTAAAAAGGTATTGATAGTACACCGTTTTAGGTGTATTATAATATCAGAAACAAGGAAAACACAACACACGGAGGAAAAGAAAGATGGAAGAATCAAGAAACATTTACAGTTATTCAAAAACAGAAATAAACAAAATGAAACGTGAGGAGCTTTTACATCTTTTATACGAGAGAGATAAAAACTATTTTGAAAATGTAAACGGATCAGAAAAGAACTGGAGCAAAGAGAACACATTTGAAAAATATAAGGAGTTTTATAAAAACTTTACGGTTAAAGACTTAAGAGAAAGAGCTTAGAGGGGGATAAAACTATGGAAGAATTAAGAAAATGTTACAAAAAGTTAGATGAACTCATGAAGGAAATTGAAAACAGACATGACACAGACATCATGGATTTTATTAATCTTGATGACGAAGTGAAAGCCGAGTACATGGGAGACTGGACAGAGAAAGACGTTCAGGGCTGGGAGTATCTTTTGAACAGAGCTAGCACAATCAGAAAAGCGTACAGGATCGTTGCGGAAGAATTACACACCGGAGAATTTTTACCGGAAATTGACCAGTAAAAACCTAGAGCATTAATTAAAAAAGGAGATAACGGAATGACAAGAGAAAAAGAAGTTGAGCTGTTAATGAAAGACGGCGACACCAGATCAGAAGCGGAAAAGCATTTGAAAGACGGAGCCATGATTATTGAAGACTTGGAAGAGAATTTAGAAAACTATCTTGACGAATGGGGCGTTGAAGAGGAAGACCGGGAAGCATACAGAAATATGATTGAAAAAAAGATCCCGGTTGCAGACTGGGGAATCGTTGAAGATGGCGGAAAAACTTTTTATATTATGTATGTGCTTTAAAAAAGCATACAAGCGGCTTGAAATATAGCCGCTTTTTTTATGCCTAAAAATGGAACAAAAACAGTTAAAAAATATCTTATAATAAAATTATAAGTAAAATGATGGGAGGTGTTCGACTTGGCAAATTTAAAAGGAAAAGTGAAAAAGCTGCAAACTGCGATTGTCCAGCGTGGACTGATTATAAAAATAAATCAGAATCAATTCTATAGTGAAGATCAGAAGCGCATGATCACAATTTACAGAATCATTACACCAGTGTACACCTTTAAGAAAAATAGACAAGAATGGAAAACGGAAGATTATGAGATTCTCAAAACGGCATCTATACCGGAAGTAATATTCTGCTTGCTTGAAATTTATAAGGAGGTAAGCAAATGACGAAATGCAGAGAATGCGGAAAGATACTGCCGCAGGAGCAGAGAATAGATATTTGTCTCGATTGTTCCAGAAAGAAAATTCAGAAACGGTTTCGAGATGATCCGGAGCTAAAAGATGTATTTAAAAAGACAATAGAGGAATTAAGAAAGCCGGAGAATGTAAAGAAGATGGCAGAGGACACTTACCGTATAGTAAATGCAATTAACAAAATGCGAGATGGGCGGTGAGTGGATGAAGGGAAAACTCACACCGAAACAAAAAGCATTTGCAGATGAGTATATAAAGAATGGCGGAAATGCCACACGGGCGTTCAGAAAGGCAGGATATAGTAAAAATGGAGCTAACGCAGGGGCGGCTCGATTGCTAGCAAATGTTAGCGTTTCCGAATATATAGCCAAGCAGACCGAGCGCATCGAGAAAGAACAGCACCGGGATATCATGAGCCTTGCAGAAATCCAAGAGAGAAGAAGTAAAATAGCGAAGGGCGAAGTCGTGGACGGTCTTGGATTCTCTCCAGATTTCTCCGATCAGCTTAAGGCAATGGACGGACTGGAAAAGGCACTGACCATAGCAGAAAAGCAGAAGATCGAGCGAGAGGAAAAGGAAAAGCGAGAGAAATCGGCACTATGGACGGTGCCGATCACTGACATTACATCAGACTTTGTGGAGATTTACAGGACAGTACATGAAGCCTTTGCCGGAGAGATAGACATACATGAGATTATTTCCAAGGGCGGACGTGGTTCTATCAAGTCCAACTTCTGGGGGAATCTTGCATATGAGACCATACGGCAGGATTCGCAGGCGCATATCGTTTATACCAGACGGTATAAGGTTGACTTGCGTGGATCTGTGTATAACCAGTTCATGAAGGTTGTGATTCGGTGCAATGATCTGGATAACTGGGACTTCAAGCAATCCCCAATGTGTGCAGTTTATAAACCAACCGGGCAGATGGTAATGTTCGTGGGAGCAGATAAGCCGATCAGCTTAAAATCGTTCAACGTGCCATTCGGATATGTAAAGCTTTTAATTCATGAGGAGTGCGACGAGATGGCAGGTGTGGAGCAGATGGACAATATCGAAGATACTTTCCTGCGAGCAGATACGCCAGCACTCGACATAAAAATCTTCAATCCTCCGAAATCAAAAAACAACTTTATGAATGAGTACACCGAAGAATGCAGAAATAAGCCACAGACACGGATCTGCCACAGCTATTATTATAATGTTCCTGTAAAATGGCTCGGAAAACGATTTTTCGAGCGTGCGGAGTGGTTCAGGATTCATAAGCCTTTATATTATAAAAACAACTACCTTGGCGAAGTCACTGGAACAGGCGGCGGCATCTTTGACAATTTAGAAATCCGAAAAATATCTGATGAAGAGTTAATGACATTCGACACAGTGAACCACGGTTTGGACTTTGGATACACACACCCACAGGTATTCAGCCAGAACTATTACGATTACGAGACGGACACTCTTTATATTTTTGGCGAAGTGTATTCTAAAAAATGTAAAAACTCTACCTTTGCCAGAAAGATAAAGAAGTTTATGAATGTGGAGATAATATGCGATTCAGCCAGACCGGACGGAATAGCAGAGATGCAGGACTGGGGGTTTAATGCAATCGGGGCAAAGAAAAGATGGGGAAGCGGAAAAGGCAGAGATTACTGCTGGGAGTGGTTGCAGCGGTGCAATAAGATTGTCATTGATCCGGAGCGATGCCCGAATACAGAAAAAGAGTTTATAAAGGCAGAACATGAGCAACTTCCAGATGGTTCATTCTCGGATGCATACCCGGACTTAGAAGAAGATACGATCATGGCTAACATTTATGCATTGAACAGGATTATAATGACAAGCCGAAGAAATGATGGTCTTTATGATGATGATGTGGAAGAAGACAGCGACGATTATGAGGATTAAAAAATGAATTTTTTTGAAAAAATAAGGGAGACGATCATGAAGTTTTTTAGAACAGATGCAGAGAAAGAATTTAATGTCGAGTTTATTACTTCTCCGGAGATTGAGAACTCGCAGCAGAGATGGAACGACATTATTAAGGGGAGTCCTTTCTGGGTTGATCCGAAAAAAAATGACATTAGGACAATAAATTTTGCAAAATTCCTCTGCCAGTACACAGCAAAGAAAGCATGTATGGATTTGTCAGTGAACATAACCGGTTCAGATAGAGCTGATTTTATTAATAAGTGCATACGGGCGATGGTTGACACTTCCATCAGAGATAAGGTAGAGGATATGCTCGGAGTTGGTGGGATCATATTAAAGCCGAACGGTTCAATGAACCCAGACAACATGATCGATTATATTATGCCGTGGGATTTCGCAATCACAGAAAAGACCAGCAACGGAGATATCAGAGGATGCATTTTCATTAATCGACTTTTAAAAGATAAAGTGTACTACTACCGGCTTGAATACCATCATTTCACGACTTCAAAAAATAAAGAGGACGAAGAGATGAACGTGTACGAGATCCAGAACAGAGCGTTCAAGTCAAACAGCAGTAACTCACTTGGTAAAAAGATAGAACTGCATGACGTTCCTGAGTGGTCTTCAATCGATGAAGTCGTTCATATTGCGAATATAGAAAAGCCACTGTTTACTTATTTGAAAACTCCATTCAATAATACGATCGACTACTCATCACCAGAAGGTATATCGATTTTCTCAAATGCACTTATGGAGCTTAGAGATCTTGATATCGCATGGAGTAAAAAGGGAAATGAGGTTGAGGATTCTCAGCACATTACTTTTATTGATGAGAACGCGCTGACAAAACAGGGAAAAGGCGGTACACGCACCTCAACAGTAGAGCTTCCTCGGTTCGTTAAAGGCTTGAAATTGGGACTGGATTCAAAAAGCACGATTGATGAACACGTCCCGACCATGCTTACTTCTGACAGAATCACAGACATTAACAGCGTTCTTTCTATGATCTCGACAAAATGCGGATTCTCACAAGGGCAGTTTATCCTTGATAGAAAATCTGGAAGATTGACAGCAACACAGGTTGAGAGCGATGACAATGAGACGGTAGAAACGATTAACGATATTCGAAAATGCATAAAAACAGCGTTGAAAAATCTCATTTATGCAATTAACGTATTCTGTGACCTTTACGGAATACCTGCCGGCTATGTGGATGCACTGGATGATGATGTACCAGACGAAGATATATTCTATTTTAAAGATTTGCTTGCAAGTTTTGAGCAGGACAGATCAAGAGCATATAATTTAATGATTCAAGGTATTTATTCTAAGCGTAAATACCTTAAGGAATACGAGGGATTTAATGATGATGAAGTAGATGCCATGTTTGCAGAGAGAGCGCAGGAAGATGCGGAAAGGAACAGCGGTGGTCTATTTGGAGAGGAGTAAAATAATTCAAGGACTACCGAAGCTTTCTAAAAATGGTATTTTAAAAGGTGGATATATTATCCCGGAACCTGAACCGCCGGAGATGGTTCAGGTAAAGTTGCAGGAAAAGACTGTGATAGAGACAATTAAGTTTTATTTAGATAAGTAATAGAAAGGGATGCGTTAATATAAAATATAATAAAGTCATTGGAAGCTTTAATATTAAGCTTGATACAAAGCGAATGGATGAAAATTTGAGAAATGCTCAGAATGTTCTTGACGAGCAGGTTGTAAATGACATGAGAAAATACACACCTATGCAGCAGGGCGATTTGAGAAACAAGACGCAGATAAAAGAACCCGGATTAATTACAGTAGATACACCCTATGCGCATTATCAGTATGTAGGCGAACTTTATTTAACTGAGGACGGTAGATCATGGGCAAACCGTGGAGAAAAGAAGTATCCGACAGGAACAGAATTAAAATATCACACACCTGGAACGGGAAAAAGATGGTTTGAAACTGCAAAAGAAAATCACGGTAAGCAGTGGATTGATCTTGTTAAAAGAGAGGTTGGAAAAGGATAATGCTTAAACCGGATTACTTTTACGGAAAAACTGATAAACTGGTTGAGATGTATCAGGATCTTGAAAATTGGATTATATCAGACATTGCAACACGATTGATAAAATCCGGTGAATTGTCAGGAACTGCCGACCGAGAATTGTGGAAACTCCAACAGATGGGACTGCATAACACCGAGATTGTAAAAAGAATATCTGAAATGTCTGGAAAATCGAGAAATGAGGTTCGAAGATTATTAAGGGATAGTGTTATGACATCATTCTCAGATGATAAGGAAGTCTTGACGCAGATATCATCATCAGATATTATATCTCCGCTAAAAAATAATATGGCAATTCTGGCAATGAATGCAGAGTTAATAAAGACATCCGGTGAACTTGATAATTTGACAAAGACAACCATTAACCAGACACAGAAAGACCTGCTCAATATGCTGAACGAGGTTGATTATCGAGTTGCATCTGGAATGCAGTCTTACAGCAGTGCAGTCTGCGAAGTTCTGGATAGATATGCGGAATCTGGTGTTATGGTAGAATACCCTACTGGAACGAAGCGTTCTCTTGAAGCGGCAGTGAGATGTTGCATCGTCACATCTATGAATCAGACCGCGGCACAAGTGACGAACGTTTATATTGCGCAAAATAAAATAGAGTATGTTCTAGTATCAGCGCATCCGGGTGCCAGATATGATAAAAAGGATCCAACAGGGATTTCATCTCACGATCACTGGCAAGGAAAAGCATATAAAATAATCGGGAGCGAACCAGGATTTCCGAATCTTCTTGAAAGTACAGGGTATACCATAGACACTGAAACCGGAAAAGGAACTGTTGTAAATCTCTTAGGACTTCACGGATATAATTGCAGACATTCACATGGTCCGTGGCGAAAAGGCATGGTAAATAAGTACATTGATGAAAACGGAAATGTGAATATAAATGCAGATGAAAGTCAGAATCTTTATGATTTGCAGCAGAAGCAGAGATTCCTTGAAAGAGAAATTCGTAAAACAAAGCGTGAAATTATGACCAAGAAACAGGAACTTGATATGATTGCCGAAACAGATGTAAAAGAGATCTTGCAACCTCAATATGATAAACTGGCATATAAACTGCGAATGCAGAATAAAAGGCTTCAATCATTCTGTAAGAATAATGATCTTCAATTACAAGGCGATAGAACGAAGGTGTCTGGATTTAATAGAAAACAGTCTGCGATTGCAAATGGACGAGCAACGGCTTATAAAAATAAAATTGAAAAAAATGGTACAACGAAAATGGAATAATATGTTATTATAATAACGTGTTAACCATACATATTTGGCTATCCACCTTTCTTTAATTAATGCAGTGGAACTCAAGCGATACAAAAACTCACCGTCATAGCCGGAAACTCCCCCAAATGAGGTAAAGCAAATGAAAAACATTGTTACGTGCTTTACCAAAGAAGAAAAAGAGCATATAAAAGAATTGTGTGATTTCACACCGACAGAAGAAACGCTCTTTGATTTACGGAAGAAAGAAAAGTCTCTGGAAGAATGTGCAGAAATTATGCATGTTTCGACTAAGACAGCCGGACGTATTAACGTAAAAATGCAACATAAAATTCTTAAGGTAACTGGACAACATTTCACATAATTTTCTCCTCATTAAAGGCATCCATTAAGGGTGTCTTTTTTGTGTCCTTTTAATGGGGTTTTACTGGGGTGGTTCAATTGTGTTGTTAATAATAAAATAAAGATAGAAAGAGAGGTTTATTATGTACGAGTACCAGAGATATAACCAATATTCTTATCCTCAATATCAACAGCCACAGCAGATTCAACAGCAATTCCCACAACAGATCATTCCGCAACAAGCTGGACTTTGTGGAAGAATGGTTAATTCTGTTGAGGAAGTCACAGCGAATGACGTTCCCATGAATGCACCATTTGCCATTTTCCCGAAAGCAGATGGAGCAGAAATATATATAAAATCGTGGGGTGCTAATGGGCTTATTCAGACAGTTACATATAAACCGCAGCTAGACGGAAAGCAAAACGAATTACCGAAAGAAGACACGGCAACATTGTTTGCCCCGATAATGGAGCGATTAGACCAGATAGAAGCTAAAATAACTCAGTCCCAAAGGACTACCAGAGCAAAGAAAGAGAGCGATTCTGAATGAATTTAATGCAGATGATCCAGTGCGGTGGAAACCCTAAGATGATATTAAGTCAAATGATGAGCAACTCTCAATTTTCAAATAATCCGATCATGAAAAATACATTCGACATGATGAACCGTGGAGACAGTAAAGGGCTGGAACAGCTTGCCAGAAATTTGTGCAAAGAAAAAGGTCTAAACCCGGAAGAAATCATGAGCCAGTTTAAACATTGATACTATTCTTGCAAGATTATGTATAAATAAATTTTATTAGGAGGAACACATATGTTTAATTCATCTCCAAGTTTAGCGGACATTGCCGCCGTTACTGGTGGAAACCGTAATGATGGTGCATGGGGCGATGGTGGTTGGTGGGTTCTCATTATTCTCTTTGCCTTATTCGGTGGATGGGGCGGTTATGGATTCGGTAATAATGGTGGCGGCGGTTATACCGCAACTGCGGCTACACAGGCTGATATCCAGAGAGGATTTGACAATTCAGCAGTCATAAGTAAGCTTGATGGCATTACAAATGGTCTTTGTGATGGCTTTTATGCAGTAAACAACGGAATGCTGACAGGATTTAACACCATTCAGCAGGCAATTAATGCGGACACAGTAGCAGGAATGCAGAATGCAAATGCTATTCAGTCTCAGCTTGCAAATTGTTGCTGCGAAACCCGTGAAGCTATCCAGGGTGTAAACTTCAACATGGCGCAGAACACTTGCGCATTACAGAACACCATGAACAACAACACGAGAGATATTATCGACAGCCAGAATGCCGGAACAAGAGCGATACTTGACTACTTATGCCAGGATAAGATCGCAACGTTGCAGGCAGAAAATAATGATTTGAGACTTGCAGCATCACAGGATAGACAGAACGCACTTCTGACTACCGCTATGACAGCACAGACAAATCATATTATCAGTGCTGTTAATCCATCGCCAATCCCAGCATACCAGGTGCCAAACCCGAACACATACATTCCGTATGGATGTGGTTGCAATACTGGATGCGGATGTTAGACAACTGAATAATTAAAGTATCTTAATCGACAAGATTATGTCTGCATAGCAGTATTACTTAAACACAAAGGGCAGACTTCAATGTTTGCCCTTATATTTTTGAAAGAGAGGAAAATATTATGTCAGAATTTACAGCCAATGCCTTACAGACTGTCCTGCAAGGAGAAGATGTCGCATTTACTGAGACACCGGTTTGCGGAACAAAATGTATCGTTCACAGACAGGGAAGCGGAGTAGTTAAATTAAGAGGAATCACAAACCAGTGCAAAGCCAGATTTCTTGTATCTTATAGTGGAAATATCCAGATCCCAACCGGTGGAACGGTGGAAGCTATTTCTCTTGCAATCGCAATTGACGGAGAACCTTTACAGTCTACAAGAATGATCGTGACACCTGCGGCAGTAGAAAACATGTTCAATGTATCTGCACAGGTTTATGTAGATGTTCCTTGTGGATGCTGCAGCACAATAGCGGTTCAGAATACATCTGGACAGACTATCGAGGTACAGAACAGTAATTTAATCGTAGTAAGGGAGGCTTAGTATATGCATATTGAAAGAATTCATAAAATGCTTGAATGCCTTGCTGAAAAATCCTTATGTGAGATTGAAAAAGGGATTGAGAATGTCAATACAGAAGAAATGGGAGAAGTGATCGACATGATAAAGGATTTGTCAGAAGCAGAGTATCATGCCACAATTACTAAGGCAATGAACGAAGCGGACGAAGCAGATATCATGGAAAAGCTTTTAGAGTATGAGGATGACCGAAGATATTATGATCAGTATCGTTATGCTAATGGAAGATTCGCACCTAAGGGCAAAGGAAAACGAAGAGGATATGATGAGCCACCATATTATCACATGTACCCGGATGATTACGAAGATACAGAGCACATGAGAGACATGGATAAGAAAGACCTGAAAAGGATGTATACAGATACCGGAATGATGGGAGATAGATCATATCAGAGGGATTCCAGAGAGGGAAAAGCCGGTATTTCCAGACGTACTTATATGGAGACCAGAGAAAACCATCATGGCAATTCAGAAGAAGATAAAAAAGAGCGTGCAAAAGCAAGAAAAGATTACTTGCGAGATATGCAGATGGATATTACTGAAATGACATCAGATGCAGCCCCGGAAGAAAAGCAGATGTGGAGAAATGAATTACAGATGATGTTACAGAAAATCTAAGAGGTGAGCGCAGTGTTTAAAATCAATAATGTTGAATGGAATATTTTATATGTAAATCCTAATAGTGAATGCTTGATGCGTTCAGACGGAACAATTACACTTGGTGTTACAGATTGGAGCACACGAACAGTTTATTTGTCAAATGCATTAAGCGGAAGTCTGTTAGAGAGAGTTCTATCTCATGAGTTGGTACACTGCGCTTCATTTTCATATGACTGCCAAATTCCAATAGATGTAGAGGAAATCGTAGCTGATTTTCTTTCTCTTTATGGAAAAGAAGTCGTTAGCATAGCAGATGATATTTTGAATGGGGTAATTGAAAATGGATGTTATAAAGCAGTATGAGGACTATATAGGGCTTAAAAAAGAATACATTAAAAATCCTACATTGGAAAATAAAAATGCAATGATAGCCAAATTAGAAGAGTACGGAAAGTATATATACGACCAGTGCAACAGATTAAGAAAGGATTGTATTGTGGAAGAAGAAAAAGAAGTACTTAGAAGGTATTTCGGTGGGAAATAGCAAAAAGGGGTGGAGCAATCTGCCCTTTTTAAAATGGTACAAAAAATTGTTTAAAATAGGTTAAAATATATATTGAAAAGAATATTAAAAGTACCGGACAGAAAAAGGGATTCTTTTCGCTAACCTAGAATAATTATAGGATGATGCATGGCACGTCCTATTTTGGGCGTGCTTTTTTATTTTTGGGAATTAATTCAGTGGAAGAAGACACGGCTTATATCCGGGTTGTCGAGGGTTCGATTCCTTCATTCTCAATTGCCAGCTATGGAGCAAATAGCAACTCATTCGTGCCGGACTGACCGGAGTAACAACTTGGAAAGAAAGAGGTAGAAACATGGTAAACGTAGCAAACGAATTAAAGAAACTCGGAATTGAAGTTTCAGACGAACAGAAAGAGTCTCTTAAAAAGAGTATGGGTGAAGAGCTGTATTCCAAGAAAGAAATGGAAGACAAGGTTAATAAGGCTTCATCAGAATCTGAACAGTGGAAAACCCGTGCAGAATCAGCAGAGAAAATGCTTGAAGGGTTGGATGGAAAAAGCCCGGAAGACATTTTAAAAGAGCGTGATGACTGGAAGAGACAGGCAGAGGATTCCAAAAAAGATTATGAAGCCAAAATCGCAGAGCATGAGAAGGATGAACTTTTGAAAGAAGCATTTGCGGAAATCGAGTTTACTTCTGAATCTGCAAAGAAAGCCATTATGAAAGACATTTCCGAAAGCGTAAGCGTGAGAAACGGAAAACTGATAGGGTTCAGTGATCTTATTGAGGAAGCTAAAAAGACAGATGCAAATGCATTTGTAAATAAACAGAATCAGCCGACTCCACATGCGTATTTCACAAAACCGAATGAAAACAATTCTGGTGGTGATAAGCCTACAACAAGAGAGAGCATTTTATCTATCAAAGATAGATCAGAACGTCAGAAAGCAATTGCCGAAAACATTTCTTTATTCCAACAGTAAAGGAGTTTTATATGAACAAAAACAGATTAACGATGAACACCAATTTGCAGTTCTTTGCAGCAAACGCAGGACTGATTAAAACAGAAGACATTGATGTAACAGCAAGGGAAATTGATTTTGTTACATCTTTTGAAAGAAACTGGGAAGCTTTAAGAGAGGTTCTTGGAATTTCAAGAGCAATTAGAAAAACGCCTGGAACTCTTCTTAAAAGCAAATATGTAGAAGGAATGTTAGAAAGCGGAACTGTAGCAGAAGGTGATGTGATTCCAAGAACACATTACGATGTAAAAGAGAAACCTTATGCAGAGATTACTCTTGGAAAATATGCAAAAGAAGTTTCTATCGAAGCTATCATGAATCATGGATATGAAGCAGCTTGTGGAATGACAGACGAAGAGTTCAAGACAGACCTGCAGGATGATATTACAACAAAATTCTACAACTATCTGAAAACTGGTACACTTACAAACACTACAAAAACATTCCAGATGGCTGTAGCTAAAGCTATTGGATCTGTCAAGAATAAGTTCAAGTCAATGCACAAAACTGCTACAGGAGTTGCAGTGTTTGTAAATATGATGGATTTATATGATTATCTTGGAAATTCAAAAATTACTTTGCAGACAGCCTTCGGACTTACCTATATCAAAAAATTTCTCGGAGCAGACATTATGATCCTTTGCTCTGACAACGAAATCCCAGCCGGAAAAGTTCTGGCAACAGCTGTAAACAACATTGTTGCTTACTATGTAGATCCATCTGACGCAGATTTTAAGAAAGCCGGCCTTTCTTACACTGTCAGCGGAGAAACAAATCTTATCGGATTTAAGGTAAAAGGCGATCACGATTGCGCAACCAGCGTAACTTATGCACTGTTAGGATTTGTACTTTTTGCAGAGTACATTGACGCAGTAGCTAACGTTTCAATCACACCGGGGGAATAGTTCCCACTACACAGGCGGTAAATGCTAGTGGGGAACTCACGGAAGAATACTTAAACTCTCTTACAGTTGCAGAAATTAAAACGCTGGCAGAGAGTAAAGGGTATTCACTGACCGCAACAAAGAAAGCTGATATTATCAGCGAAATCTTATCACAGCAATAAGGAGTGTGGAGCAATGTCATATGTAGATTTTGAATATTACCAAACGAAATATGGTGGAAGTTTGTTTGAAAACGAAAAAGACTTTGCTCCATATGAAAGAAAAGCAGAAAGAAGAATCAATGCGATCACATCAAACAGGATTTTGTTTTATTCTCAGCCAGAATCAGAAGATGCATGGTGGGATAATATCAAAGATTGTACCTGCGAAATAGCTGAATTGCTAAAGAATGTATCTGAGTACTCCGCGGCAGTTAATAACTTTGGTGTTATTGCAAATGCGGACGGAACTGTAAAAGGGAAAATGATTAAGAGCATGACTTCTGGAAGTGAATCAGTATCTTATGATGCCGGAGCATCTTCTTCGACATTTGTAGAGCTTGCAAAATCAGAAATGGCACTTAATAGTAAGTGCTACGATATTGCATCAAATTACCTAACCGGAATGGTTGATTCAAGGCATGAAAACCTTTTGTACATGGGAGTTTAGCTTATGGGAATCGGATATAAAGATGCCGTGGTTTTATATAACAGGCATTACAACGACACTTTAGAAACTGAATATTATTTCGGTACTCTATTTGAAAATGTAAGAATCGAGCTTACACAGGCAGAGAACATAAACAAATCTGGAATGAAAGATGCAGATAGTTTTCTTGTAAAAATCCCGAATGATGGCACATTGAATTATGCTAATCCACCAGACTGGGAGAACATGAGCGAAGAAGAAAAGCTAAAGCATTTCACTTTAAGAAGTAATGATTTTGACTTCGTAGTGATTGTAAAAAAAGATGAACTTCTCATTGATAGGGAATTGCCGGTTGGATTAATTAATTCAGACGATTATCCGGGTAAATTCTTCCAGTACATGGTAAATGAAAAAGGGAATTGCTACAAAGTGAATACTATCGGTGTTTACAGCCTTATACCAAGGTTTGAGATTGGAGGTAAATGATTTGGATGAAAAGCCAAAAATAATGCTTGTATCAGATGCAGAAACTGCTCAAAGAGCTATCCTTGATATGATAAATAGTTATCCAAATTTTCCGCCCGGTTTCAAACCATCAAATTCAACAATCTTATGGAACAGCATAAAAGATACTCAGTCTATTGGAGTTTTTCCGGCGCAGGATCCTGTTTATTTGAAAAAATATGTCAGCGGTTCTTATGTCGGACAAATGACGTTCCAGATCGTATACAAAAGCAATCCAACAACAAACAAGGATAATATTGCAGCAAGCAATCTGCTTGAAAATATTGCAAAGTTTCTTGAGAGTGGAGAATTTACATTAAAAGATAAAAATTTTGATGCAGAACAAATAAACCGCACATCGGATGTATTTTGCGGTACAGCAGATGGAAAAACAACAGAATTAGCAATTAATATGCAGCTTAAATATTTTTATAAAAAATAGGAGGAATACTCATGGCAAAAGACAGAACTAACATGGTCTCACTTTTGGATATTGGAAGCCTTATGGGTGGAAAAAGTGAAAAGCTTGCTGAAATGGGTGACGGTTTCACAGAGCTTACAGAAGACTGGGGACCTAACACAGAAAGCACACAGTATGTAAACATGAAAAATGCAAGCAACTCTGTAAAAGGATATGCATTTTCAATGTCTCCGGAAAGAGAGCATCTGTCAGATGAAATGCAGACAGCGTTTAATGACATTTTCAAAAAGCTTCCAACAGGAGATCAGTGTGAGACATATTATTATCGCTTCTTTAAAGCTGATATTACAAGCGGATCGGGAGATTGTATTCGTATCCCGGTAACTGTATGTGCATCAAGCACTGGTGGATCAGGTGGTGATATTTTAAAGTCTACAATCCAGATTAATGGAAATGGAGATGTAGAACAGGGAACAATCACTATTGCTGGTGATGGATCGTTCACATGGGCACCTAAAGTAAGTGCTTTGGCTTTGGATGAAGATTACCCAATTGCATAGGTGTTAATTAAAAATTAGCATATGTGGGATGCCTACCTTTCCTTGGTGTCCCACATTAGGAAAGGATGTTAAAAATGGAAGAAATTAAATTAAGCAGTGGCATAAAAAAAATTGCAATAAAAGACGAAGACGGAGATCTTATTACAGTTATAACAGTAGATACAGCGAATGCAGACACAGCTAAGAAGTTTGCAGGTGTAATTGATAAATTAAATAATATATCTCAAAACTGTGAAAAAGAAGCCGCCGAATGGAGAAATAACCACAAAGACGATATGAATGTGGATGATATGAATGTGGATGCAGCATTAGAACTGAACAGCATTCGTGTAAAATATCTTAAGCAGATTACGGAAAGTATAGATGGGTTGTTTGGCGAAGATGCCATGAAACAGATTTACGGAGATATTGTCCCGGATGAACTTGCAATCGTGGAGTTTGTAGAGCAGGTTATCCCTGTTATGAATAAGCTTTTCAATAAACGTTTTGAACAGGTGCAGAACAGATACAATGTAAGAAGACGTGGGGCAAAATAATGAACAATGTCATGCTGGACAATTTGCCTACTGAATGGAACGGATACAAAGTAAATACCGATTTCCGCATAGGTATGCAGATTTATATTTTGCAATATGACAAAGAAATGAATGAGTACGAGAAAACAACTTCTATTCTTTATCTTATGTTCTCTGATGAATACGGAGAACTTAGAGACCATCCACAGCACCATGAGTTAAATGAATGTATTTCCTGGTATTTAAACGGATGGTATCACGACAATACCGGCAGTAGCAAAAATACAAAGCGTTTTATTGACTATGATGTAGATCAATGGAGAATATATGCAGATTTTTTGCAGATATACGGTATTGATTTGTCCGTAGCAGATATGCACTGGTGGAAATTTAATGGCTTGATCTGGAATATGCCAAGAAGATTATCTTCTCTCATGGAGGTAATTGAGATCCGACAGAAGAAGATTGAAAAGAACATGAGTTCCAAGGAAAAAGATGCAATCAGAAACGCACAGAATAGATATGCTTTGGAACAGCCAGAAAAAGAGTATACCAGCGAAGAAAAAGAAAAGATAGACGATTACGATCGTATGATGGAAGAAATAAGAAAGCAGAAAGAAACAGAACAGGAAGCATTGAAACAGTTTAAGAAATGAGGACTTTAGCATGGCTGAATATGATGGCGAAATCAGAATAAAAACGTTGATTGAAAATGGAGAAGCATCTAGTAAGCTCATGCAGATGGAATCACAGTTTCAGAAGCTTGCAAGAGAAGCTAGCAATGTATCGGAAAAAATGAGAGAGCTTGCAAAAGCAAAAATCCCAACCGAAGAATATAAGAACTTAGGCAAACAGTTTGATAGTTTAGTATCAAAAGGTCAGAACCTCTCAGAAAAACTGAAAGAAACAGAAAAATACACGCCATCAAAGCAGTATAAAGAAGCAACAAAGCAATTGGAAGAATTGCGATCCAAGCTGTCGCAATTGCAAAACAGGCAGGAAAAATTCCTTGCTACCGGAGGAAACAAAAAGAGCCGGACATACAAAGCAATGCAATATGATGTAGAAGATTTATCTAAATCGATTGCGTACGTTCGCGGCGAAATAAAAAGCATGGAGCAAACAGGCGATGATAAAGTGCTTTCCTCAAAATGGGTAGACCTCAAGAACAAAATGGCAGAAACGGGAAAAGAAGCCGCAAACGTTAAGGCGCAGATGAGGGAACTCGAAAGCTCCGGAAAAGCATATTCCGTCCCTACAAAAACAGAAGAATACAAAAAGCTTTCCAACAAGCTTGCAGGCATCACAGATCAGCAAAACGTATTAAATCAGAAGATGAGAGAAACCGTTGTCAATGAGAAATCTATTGGTGCTGGTGCGAAAGACATTGAAAAAGTAGGAAAAACAGCAAAAAAATCTTCTGGCTTAATATCTGACATGGCGAAACATATAAAGCAGACAGTAGTTAGTTTTGCAATATTCGGTGCGGTTATGAAAGTGTCTCAGACCATATCTAAGGCATTTACAGAAGGTATACAGAACATGGCGAAGTATTCTTCTGAATTTAATGGAAAAATGTCTGAAATGGCAAGTGCTACGGCTACATTGAAAAATTCTATCGGAGCATTGACAGCACCTATCATATCTGCATTGACACCAGCAATCGTAACCTTATGCACATGGCTTACAAATGCCATTAATGCTATGAATAGATTTATTGCGGCTATAAGCGGAAAAAGCACTTGGACAAAGGCAAAGAAGCAGCAGGTAGACTATGCGGCATCTCTTGATAAAACAGCCGGTTCTGCCAAAAAAGCAGCTGGAGCATTAGCGGCTTTTGATGACTTGAATGTATTACAGAAAAATGATTCTGGGAGCGGTAGTGGTGGAACTGGTAGTGGTGGATCTGATTTATATGAAGAAGTTCCTACTGGAAAAGAATTATCAGATAAAATCCAGCCATTTATAGATTATTTAAAAAAATTAAAAGTTTCTATTAAAAATGGATGGGATGAAACCTGGAGCAATTTAGATGTTTCTTTACAATTTGATAATATTAAATCCAGTATAGAAAGCATAAAGAATTCATTTTTAAATATTTTTTCAGATAGTGAAGTTTCTGCATCTGTTGATAATTTTGCTATGACTTTTTCAAGGTCACTTGGAAGCATTTCGGCATCTGTAGTAAGCATAGGTGCTACCATAGCAGAAAATCTTCTTGGTGGGATATCTATTTATCTTGAAAGTAATTCTGAAAATATAAAAAATTATATTATCGACATGTTTGATATAGCATCTGATATTTCAGTGTTGGCATCACAGGGAGCAGATGCATTCGCAAATGTATTTTCTGTATTTGGGGATGAAAATGGACAGCAGATCACAGCAAACCTGATTCAGATTTTTTCGGATGCATTCATGATGGTTACGGAGAATGCAGCAAAATTTGGAAAAGATATTATCGATTGCATCGTGACACCTTTTGTAGAGAATCAGGATGCTTTAAAAGATGCGTTGGATGGGGTTCTTGGTGTGATTGCGGATTTAACAACGACTATATCAGACGGCGTGCAGCATGTGACCGATAAAATCACAGAATTGTACGATGAACATATTCATCCGTTTATCGAAAATGTAAAAAATGGAATGTCAGAATTAATAGAAAAATTTCTTGAATTTTGGAACACCTATATTCAACCAATTTTGGCAAGTTGGGCTGAAATGTTTGAAGATACATATGAAAACCATTTAAAGCCTGTTATCGATAATGTAATAGAAATAATTGGACTAGTTATAGATATATTAAATGATCTATGGACAAATATTTTACAGCCTATTATAGCGTGGGTTATTGAAAATATATTGCCAGTAGTATCACCTATTTTGGATAATTTGGGAAAAAGTGTAAAAGGTACTGTTGATACAATATTAGACTTAGTAAATGTTTTGTTAGCTGGTATAAAGTTAGTATTTTCTGCACTTAAAGTTTTATTTACCAAAGATACAGATAGAGCACTTAGGCAGACAGAAAACTCCGTAAGAGGATTTGTAAACAGTGTAATTCAGTTGTTTGAAAGTATGGTAAACCATGTTATTAACGGTCTCAATTCATTGATTTCTGGCTTTAACAGCATTGGATTTGATTTACCTGATTTTTTGGGTGGCGGATCATGGCATCCAAGTATTCCGACAATTTCTACTGTAAATCTGCCTCGTCTTGCCAACGGTGGCGTAACAACCGGAATGACACTCGCGGAAATCGGAGAAGCCGGAAGAGAAGCTGTCCTGCCACTTGAAAACAATACCGGATGGATGGATGACCTTGCATCAAAGCTTGCAAGCAAAATGCCGGACTACAGCGGTGCAAAGACAGTAGTTCTGGCGGTGGATGGTAAAGAGTTCGCAAGAATCAATCTACCGTATTTACAGGATGAAGAAATAAGACTTGGGATAGCGGAGGGATAAGATGGTACATAAGTATACACAAGGACTTATCATTGATGGAATTATATATAATATCCCTATGGTGTCTATTCAAAGGACTTTGGATTTCTTGGAAAAGTATGCAGAAAGAACAGAGGACGGAGATATTCATATTGAGAGTATAGGAATCTATAAGAACTATACAATTTCAATTGGCACAATAGACGATTCGGGACTTTATGATAAACTGATGGATCATATAACAGATTGTGAAAACAGATTCCATCATGTATCTTTACCGGATGCAAGCAAGCAGTTTGATTTCTATGGGTATTTTTCATCAATTAAAGATGAAGTAGAAAAGGTATTTGACAACGGAGCGAAATATAAAGGCTTGTCTTGGAAAATGACGAGTAAAAAACCATTTAAGACACCGTAAGGGGGCATTTATGAGAACATATTGCAGGGCAGAAATGAAATTTATAGATGTTACCGCACTTGCGGATGCTTCGGTCACGACAGATGATAACCAGGGCATAGGTTCAATAGAGTTATTTGCAGAACAGACGGAACAGAAAAGTTATGGGACTTTTGAACTGAACCAATTTGTGCTAGATGGAAGTAAAAGCGTATTGACGGAAAATCCGAAAGACATTGCATTTTGGAATGATGCGTTATCGAAGGAAGATTGTACTTTTGAAACAGATCCTAAGATTACAGTCACGTTCCAAGAGCAGCACACGTCCGCAGCGATCACACTTTATTTTGAAGATGAGCCACCAGCAGAGTTGAAAATCACATGGTATACAATCGCCGGTACAAAATTAATCACAGAAACATTTTACCCGGACAGCCTTATTTATGTTTGCAATAATCAGGTGCAGAATTACGGAAAAATCGAGATTGAATTTGTAAGAACAAGCTTTCCACAGAGATATATTAAGCTTCAGTACATTTTATACGGAAAATATATCATATGGGATAAGGATATGATCCAGACAGCCAAGATGCAGGAAGACATTGATGTGACCTCTGCAACCTTGTCTATCAACGAAGCGGATATTTCAATTGTTGATATGAATAATGATTTTGATGCAGAAAACGAAAACGGAGCATGGAATAGTGTGCAGAAAACACAGGAAGTCACTTTGTCAGAGTTTAATAACGGAAACATGATTCCTATTGGAGCATTCTTCATCGACGATTTTTCTTTTTCAAAGAATATTGCAAAATTTAAGTTGATTGATGTAGTTGGGTTATTAGATAAGTATACATTTTATGACGGACAGGTATATAACAATGTCCGTGCAGAAGTGATACTGAATGCGATATTTGCCACTGCCGGTATCAAAAAATATACGATTGATGAAGAAGTCGGTAACATACTTTTAAGTGGCTATTTAGCCATCCAGACGTGCCGTAAGGCATTGCAACAGGTATGCTTTGCGTGTGGTGCGGTAGCAGATGACAGCCGGAGCGATACCATCAAGGTTTATAAGCCAGACAGATATGTGAAATCCACTGTCGGGACGGATCGCAAATTTAATGGAAATACGAAAGTATCTCTTGAAAAATATATCTCTGGTGTGAATATTGAGATGAAAAACTATGCATTGGAAGAAAAAAACTCAGACATTTATAAGAAAACATTGCCGGCCGGAGATACCAAGATCACATTCTCAAGTCCATATCTTCCATCGTCCATCACGGCAAGTGTCGGCACGCTGAAAGAAGTAAAAACAAATTATCTCATCATTAATATGCCGGCTGCCGGACAGTGCCAGATCACAGGTATTAAATATGCAAATACCACTTTTTCTTATGAGAAACATGTGGATAAAATCGAAGCTGGAGAGACAGAAAATATAAAGAAGTACAGTGGATGCACCATTTATAATGCTGATATATTACCTGATATCGCCGCTTATCTTTTGGATTATCATGCCTTGAGAAAAAAGGTGGGAATGAAGTACCTGGTTGACTTAGAGCAGGTAGGAAATTGGGCGAATATAAATTCCATCGGTGGCAAGACATCGACAACATTGATTGAAAGCCAGACGCTTGATTTGACCGGTGGATTTATCGCAACGGCAACGTGCAGGGGGTATTCAGTAGTTGTTACGGAAAATTACTTCGCCGGAGTTGAATTATATACAGGAGGAGATGTGATCATCTAATGGAAATGAGACCAATTATATATAGCGCAAAATTATCCAGTCAGAAAGTCACAACGAAAACCAAAGTAACAATAACGGTTGTGGCAGATGATGTAGAGACATATTACACAGAAACAAAATATACCAGGTCCAGCAATCATGAACTTATAGCTGGACAGGAGATAGGAGTGATTTAATGGCAATTGTAAAAGTAAGGGTACAGGTTGATGGAGTGTGGACGAATCTTACTTTAAGTAATGGAAAATGGGTTGGAACAATTACAGCCCCTGCAACCACATCATACAATCTGGCCAACAAGTATTATCCGATTAAAATTGAGATTACCAATGATGCAGGAACTGTAGTTACGAAAGATGCTACAGATGCCACCTTGGGAGAAGCATTGAGACTGGTTGTAAAAGAAACGATGAAGCCTAAAATTACACTGGTATCTCCATCAAAAGGCGCACATGTGACAAACAATAAGCAGCCTATCACATTTAAAGTCGTGGATGAAGCCGGTGGATCAGGAGTTAAGCTGTCATCTGTAAAAATTAAAGTAGACAGCACTACATACACAACTTCAAGCACAGGAATGGTAAGCAAAGGGATTACAAATGGTTATCAGTTTACATTTACGCCACAGACGGCACTTAATGATGGAAACCACACTATCACGATCAATGCGTCAGATAATGACGGCAATGCGGCAACGGTGGTTTCTTCAGCATTCACGATTGATACTGTGCCGCCAACACTTACGATTTCATCACCTACGGCTGGATTTATCACAAATAAAGCAGCACTGAACGTGACAGGAAAGACCAATGATGCAACATCAAGTCCGATCACACTGACAATGACTTTAAATGGCACAAGTCTTGGAACAGTAACAGTAGGATCAGACGGAAGTTTTACAAAGGCTGTGACACTTGCAGAGGGAACAAACAGCATTGTGGTGACTGCAAAGGACGGAGCCGGTCAGACGACAAGCATCACACTGAGCGTCAAGCTTGATACCACAGTGCCAGAATTAAAGGGAATCACACTTTCGCCAAATCCGGTAAGTACGAGTGCAAGTGTAGCTATCACGGTTGAGGTAAGCTGATGGCATCCGGAACGATCAGCTTTGAACTGTCAACAGACATCACTTATGTTGCCGGAACTGTAAATGGTGTTGAGACAGTTTTTATCCAGGATGAAGCATATCCGGTGAAGTGGCGTGCAACGGTAGATGTGGCAGAGGATAGCTTATACCATATATATCTTGAAATGTATGATGAGGCAGGAAATAAGAGTACCTACGAGAATACGATTGAGTATATTCTTCCGTGGTTTGTGTATGATCGTACACAGGCGGATGTAGACCGTGTACAGGAACTTCGGAATATAGGCTGGGAGAATATGACAGACAGTGAAAAAACGGAATGGCAGCAGGGGATGAAAGGCGCATTCAACTTATCGGATGTCAGGCGGAATGAAAACAACTGCTATGTCATAGCACAATTGCTGAACATTTCTCTGGTCACTTGTAAAGATAATCTCCCCACATATCCGGATAAAACATATTTTGACAGTCTTTTAAAGAATGTGACAGCACTGCGGAATGCCGGTTATCGGTATGCAGAGACACCGGAAGTTCCACAGCAGCCGATTAACACGTACCAGAAAATTAATGATATTGAGAAAATATTACATGACATTTATGAAGTTTATAATTCAAACTTTGTTCATTACGCAGGCGAAGAAATCTATGCCGGACAGAGCATTGGATTACTTTTATAAGAAAGAGAGGATTTTATCATGGCATTTAGTTTAAAAACATGGGTGAATCGTATTTCCGAGTACCCGAACAGAAGAAAATTAACACATGAGGACGGCAGCACGGAACTTGTGACCGTAGCGAGAGCAGAGGGGCAGATCTCAGCAGAAGGAAATGCCTTTTCTGCGGAAGAGATGAATGATCTGGAGAACAGGATCAAGGGTGGATTTGATGAGGTAAACCAGAGTTTAACTGTTAATAAAATCGATTTGTTAATTGATGATAATAAAAACTGTAAATTTAATTGCGATGGTTATAAATACTTGTTAATTTGTGCCGTAAATGATTCTAAGATAATAAATGTCGATCTTTTAAAATTAATCGGCAGCATTAATCTTGGATTCATACGATATTCATCAGAATCTTATATTGGTACATGTAGTATGAATATAAAACCAACTTATATAACATTACACGGCTTTTATAATAAAGGATATAGCTATTCTACATATCAGGTTTATGGAATAAAATAAATACACATTTTAGTCGTTGTTATAATGATAACTAAAAATTATAACTCCACCCAATCAGTCCACGAGCCAAAAGCATATGCTATTGCAAATGGTCTAGCATGACCTAATGCAAAACAAATTTGATTAATAAAAGCTACATCTCTATTTATCGGTAAAACCATCATTATTACCCAGTCGCCACTAGGTGAATTTAAGCCGCCTCTTACTGAATATATCCCACATTCTGAAAGGTCGTTTAAATTAGTATTTCCACCAAGAGTGACGACTTTAAATGACGATAGTGATAATTTTGTAGTTAAACTCTGGATCATTGCCGAAATAATGATTATTTATCAGTAAATTTAATACTTATACATCTGAAATGTGGCATTCCATAACTCAATATTATATTTGTGTCCTTTATACATCTTATACTGGTTCGTGCATTGGATTTTAGTCGCTACTCCATTGTTGGACATAGCCGCTATTTGTGCTGCATATCGCTTATCTGTAATAAAGCAATGTGTATAAAAGTCACTGCCGCTCATATTAATGACATAAATACCTGTTTCTTCACATTCATACTCAAATACTTTCTGAACTTCAGATGTGTAATTATATATATAATTGATTTGGATAGGTTCTTTAAAGATTCCTTCGTTTAACTGAGTTAAACTCTGGTTATGCGAAGTAAAATGGAACAAAAAATTATTCTGAAATATTATAATTGAATTATACAAAAGAAAGGAAGATGATCCAATGGAGATGTTAAAAGAAACGTACACGATTGCTTTGCCTATCGTTCTGACAGCATTTATGGGATACATAGTGTGGCTTTTGAAAAATCAGAAGTCAGACAGAGATGCGAATAGCAGAGGAACGATGCTTTTGCTTCGTGTGCAAATGATTGAGTACCATAATAAATACATGGCTCTCAAAGAAATTCCATCCTATGCCTATCAGAATTTTATGGAAATGTACGATGCCTATCATGCGTTGGGCGGAAATGGAATGGTCACAAAGATGAAAAATGAAATTGAAGAGCTTCATCTGAAGCAGAAAGAGAGGATTTAAACATGACAGATTTAGGATTTTTAACAGAATTTATGGTGCCTGTGATCGTAGGCATTTGCCTTTGTATAGGCTATGTCGTGAAAAAATGGATTAAGGATGTGGATAATAAATACATCCCTACCATTTGTGCGGTATTAGGTGTGCTTTTAGCCATTTGGATCAACGGATGGACAATCACAGCATCAATCTTATTAAGTGGCTTATTTAGCGGTCTGGCAAGCACAGGACTGCACCAGATGTTCAAACAGTATATTGAAAAGAAGGAGAATTGAGATATGAAAAAATTATTTATCAGTCAGCCAATGAAGGACAAGACGGACGAGCAGATTTTATCAGAAAGAGAAAAAGCAATTGAAGCAGCAAAACAGAAAGTAGGAGATGATGTAGAAATAATTGATTCTTTCTTTAAGGATGCACCACACGATGCGAAGCCATTGTGGTTCCTTGGAAAATCATTAGAGCTTTTAGCATCAGCAGACGTAGCTTATTTTGCACCAGAGTGGGATAAGTACCGTGGATGCAAGCTTGAACATGAATGTGCAGTTCAGTATGGAATTACAACAATTGAAAGTGAGGAATAATACATATGATTATTAATGTACACGCAGGACACAATCCGGACGGAAAAGTAGCGTGTGGAGCGATTGGAATCATCCGTGAATCCACAGAAGCAAGAAATGTAAAAAACGAGGTTATCAGACAGCTGAAATGCCTCGGACATACAGTGTATGATTGCACTGTAGAGAACGGGACAAGCGCAAACAATGTGCTTTGCAACATCGTAGGAAAATGCAATGCTCATGCGGCAGATCTTGATGTGTCCATTCACTTCAATGCAGGTGCGAAGGATATGTCTGGAAACGGACGGACAACAGGTGTAGAAGCATATATTTATAGTGATAATAGCAAAGCAAAACCATTTGCAGAGAAAATTGTGAAAGCAATTGCAGCACTTGGATTTAAAAATCGTGGTGTGAAGATTAACAAAAAGCTTTACGTGCTCAATCACACAAAAGCACCTGCGATGCTGATTGAATGTTGCTTCGTGGATGATAAAGACGATGT